TACATACAAGATGATTTAACTTCAGTAGTTTTTGTTAGCAAGAAAGACAAAAGCCTAACCATTAAGATATATGGTTTTGAAGATAATGAAACCGCAGAGACGTTTGCACACTATACAATGAGCTTACTTAACTTTGATTACAACACTACTGGCTATAGTATGCCTAGCAAGATGATACACTAGATATGGATATTAAGATTCCTTATACCCCTAGAAAACACCAAGCCTTTTTGCACAACAAAATTTCTAAAAACAGATGGTCTGTGTTGGTTTGTCATCGAAGGTTCGGCAAAACAGTATGTATGATTAATCATTTAATTAGGTCAGCACTATTGTCAAAACAAAAGAACCCTAGGTACGCATATATCTCGCCAACCTTTAAACAAAGTAAATCTATTGCTTGGGATTACATGAAACAGTTTACTGCCAAGATACCTTACACGAAGTTTAATGAAACAGAATTAAGGGTAGACCTCCCGAATGGTGCAAGGATAACCTTGCTGGGATCAGAAAACTCTGACGGGTTACGGGGTATCTACCTAGATGGATGTGTAATAGATGAGTATGCCAATGTCCATAGCAAACTATTTCCAGAGATTATAAGACCAGCACTATCTGATAGAAAAGGTTACTGTGTCTTTATAGGTACACCACAGGGTATGAACAATAACTTCTATGAACTATACCAACACGCACAAGGTGCGGATGATTGGTTTAACTATAAAGCTAAAGCAAGTGAAACTAAAATTGTAGATGAAGATGAGTTGGTCAAGGCAAAAGAAGTAATGGGTGAAAAGAAGTACCTACAAGAGTTTGAATGTGATTGGATTGCTAACATAGAAGGTGCAATCTACAATGATACGTTAGTTAAACTAGAAGATGGTAAACAATTAACTAGAGTACCATACGACCCCAGCCTACCTGTATCTACCGCATGGGATCTAGGAGTGGCGGATCATAGTGCTATTATATTTTTTCAACAACTAGGTAGAGCTATTAATATTATAGACTACCATGAAGAACGTGGTGAGGGATTACCGCATTACATTCAGATGTTAAAACAAAAAGATTATGTTTATAAAGAACATTATGCACCACACGACATTGAAGTTACGGATTTTGGTAATGGTAAAACCAGGAGAGAGGTCGCCTATCAATTAGGTATAAGATTTAAAGTTGTACCAAAAATTCCGCTAGAGGATGGTATACACGCAACTACAATGACCCTACCCAGATGTTGGATTGATACAGACCATTGCAAAAAGTTAATAGATGCGTTAAGACATTACCATCGGAAGTATATTGACAAAAATCGTATGTTCCGAAGTAAGCCTGTTCACGACTGGTCATCTCATGCGTGTGATGCTATGAGATACTTAAGTGTAGGTTTGCAAGAAATTAAGAGTGGACAAACTGCTCCACAAGATATAGCAGATAATAACTATAGGATATTATAATATGAGTGCAATATTTTCACCACCAAAAATGCCATCGTTACCACCAGTTCAACCTTTGCCAGTCGCACCTTCTACTGAAGTGTCTGCTGAAGAGAAAGAAAGAATTGCAGCGGAACAAGCAGCGATAGAAAGAAAAAGAAAAGGTAGAAAGTCAACTATCTTAACTGGACCTTTAGGTGATACAGAAGAAGCAGAAATACAAAAGAAAACTTTACTAGGATCATAATATGGGAACAGCTGGAGCATTTCAACCTAAAAGTCTTAAAGCACCTAGACCATCTCAATTTACTAAAAATAAAACTTTAAGTGCTTTTGCAAACAAAGATTATGTTGCCGCTAATGAAAAATATTTAAAAGATAATCCAGATATTGCTATTAATAAATTAGAAGGTGCTAGAAAAACTTTTGTTGCAAAGACAGGTGGTAAATTAAGAGATGTTAAAACAGCGGGAGCTTATAAAAAAATGTCTGAATCTACACAAGCAAAATATAAAAAAAGAAATCCAAAAGAATTTCCAGTAGGTTATAAATTAGGTAAACAAAGTATATTAGGAGCATAATATGGGAGGAAGTCCAGCAAGAGTATTTAGAAGTTTTGTTAAACCAACACCACCTACACCTGCACCAGTTATGGCATCACCTACAACAGCAGAAGTTTCTCAAGCAACAGCAACTAGCATGGATGGATATGATTCAAGAAAAACAAAAGCTAAAGGAAGATCAATGACAATTATGACAGGACCTGGCGGAGTAGAAGATCAAACATTAACATTAGGTAGAAAGAGTTTACTAGGACAATAATGGCATTAACAGATAGACAAAAAACAACTTTAAAAAAACATAGTGTTCATCATTCTACAAAACATATGAAAGATATGAAAGTAGCTATGAACAAAGGAATGAGTTTTACAAAAGCACATAAAATTGCACTTAAAAAAAAAGGTAAATAATGGCATCAACAGATTTAACAAAAAAATTATTATCTCGTTTTGATAGACTAGCAGGTCAAAGACAAAACTGGGAAACACATTGGCAAGAAGTAGCAGATTATATGCTACCAAGAAAAGCAGATGTTACTAAAAGAAGAAGTCGTGGCGANAAAAGAATGGAACTTATATTTGACAGTTCCCCTTTACAAGCATTAGAATTATTAGCATCATCTTTACATGGNATGATGACTAATCCTTCTACACCTTGGTTTACTTTAAAATTTAAAGACCAACAANTTGAGAATGAAGATGAAGCAAAAATTTGGTTAGAATCTGCAACAGATGCAATGTACACAGCATTTAACAGATCNAACTTTCAACAAGAAATATTTGAATTATATCACGATCTTATTACCTTTGGTACAGCAGCAATGTTTATTGAAGAAGATGAAGAAGATTTAATTAAATTTTCTACAAGACACATTGATGAAGTTTACATTGCGGAAAATGATAAAGGTAGAATTGATACCATCTATAGAAGATTTAAATTATCAGCAAGAGGTATAGTACAAAAGTTTGGCGATAAAGTATCTCAAGATATTTTAACTATGGAAAAGAAAGACCCTTACCAAGAAATAGAAATTATACACGCGGTTTATCCAAGATCAGATTTTAATCCTAATAAAAAAGATAAAAAGAATATGCCATTTGAATCGGTGTATATGGAATACAAAAATAAAAATGAATTATCTGTATCTGGATTTAAAGAGTTTCCTTTTGTAGTACCAAGATACTTAAAGGCTTCACATGAAATCTATGGCAGAAGTCCTGCAATGACAGCATTACCAGATGTTAAGATGTTAAATGAAATGTCTAAAACAACTATTAAAGCTGCACAGAAACAAGTAGACCCACCTTTATTAGTTCCTGATGATGGTTTTTTATTACCAGTTAGAACTGTACCAGGCGGATTAAATTTTTATAGAAGTGGTACAAGAGATAGAATTGAACCTTTAAACATTGGTGCAAATAATCCATTAGGTTTAAACATGGAAGAGCAAAGAAGAAATGCTATTAGAGAAGTATTCTATGTAAACCAACTTCAGTTACAACAAGGTCCACAAATGACAGCAACAGAAGTTATCCAAAGAAACGAAGAGAAGATGAGATTGTTAGGACCTGTATTAGGAAGATTACAATCAGAATTATTAAAACCCCTTATTGATAGAGTATTTAATATTCTATTAAGAAACAATCAATTACCTCAAGCACCAGAATTTTTATCTGGTCAAGATATAGAAATTGAATATGTTTCACCTTTAGCTAAAGCACAGAAATCCACAGAACTTCAATCCATTATGAGAGCTATTGAAATACTTGGAAGTTTAGCTAATGTAGCTCCTGTATTTGATTATATTAATTTTGATAATTTAGTTAAACATTTAGCAGAGATTGTTGGTGTTCCACAAAAATTATTAAAATCACAAAATCAAGTAACTGCAGAAAGACAACAAGCACAACAACAACAACAGGAGCAAATGCAGATGCAACAAGCTCAACAAGTGGCTAAGATGGCAGGAGACGCAGCACCAATGGCTAAAGCTCTACCAGAAGAAGCTAAAGCTATTGTAAATGCTGAAGAATAAAAATGGGTCAAGCAAAAGATAAAGAACAAAACTTTCAAAAATACGTTGAAGAAATAAAAAGCAATTATAAATATATTTTTACTACAGACGCAGGAAAGCAAGTTATGTCTGATTTAGAAAAAAGATGTCATTATCATACTACTACTAATATAAAAGGAGATAGTCATGAGAGTGCATATATGGAAGGTCAACGTAGCATCCTTCTATTTATCAAAGCAATGCTACTTAACGAAAATGAAAAAGGAAAATAAATATGTCATCAGAACAGATAACGGAGCAACCAGCTTNGCCTGTAGAAACGACACCANCAACTACAGAAACNAAACCNGTTGAAGCAACAATNGCATCAACAACANAACCACAACCAACAGTAAATAAAACTTGGAAGGAAGCAATATCNGAAGAGTTTAGAANTGATCCAAACATAGANAANTTTACAGAGATAGATGCACTTGCAAAGTCATATATCAATGCAACTAAAATGATTGGTCAAGATAAAGTTGCTGTTCCTAATAAAAACTCAACTGAAGATCAATGGAATGAAGTGTATGATAAATTGGGTAGACCAGAATCTGCTGATAAATATTCACTTGATGTTAAGTCTGATACTGTTCCTATTGATGAAGGATCTATAAAACAATTTGCAGACAATGCACATAAGCTAGGTTTAAATCAAAAACAAGCTGAAGGTATTTTAGATTTTTATAAAACTAATATGGAAGGCATGGCTCAACAATCTAAAGTTGATACTGAAACTGCTCAAGCTCAATCAGCACAAGAGTTGAGACAAGAGTGGGGAAGAGAGTTTGATACTAATGTCAAAAAAGCTGGAGCATTAGCTAAAGCTAATATGAATCCAGAAATATTAGATATGGAACTTAAAAATGGTATGAGAGTAGGAGATCATCCTGAAGTTATTAAAGGCTTTGCCAAGATAGCAAATATGATGTCTGAAGATAATATCGTTACTGCAGAAAGTGAACAAGTTAACTCTAATAAAGATATTGAATCAGAAATATCTACTATTACTAATAATACTGATGGACCTTATTGGAATAAAGGACATCCAGATCATGATAAAACAGTACAACAAGTTTATACGTTAAGAGAAATGTTAAACGCAGAATAATTTTTAACCCCTTGTATTTTTTTCTAAATTAATGTAAGGGGTTATTAGTAAGACAATTCGTAAGAACCTTACTGACAACTAGGAATAGACTGTGGTCTAACAGACCTTAAATGCAAGAGACGCCTATCAATACTGATGGAGAACTTTTCTGATTATATAAAGTTAACAATAATAATGGAGAGACAAATATGTCATCACAAATAACTACAGCATTTGTACAGCAGTATTCTGCTAACATACAAATGTTATCTCAACAAATGGGATCATTATTAAGAGACAAAGTCAGAGTTGAAAGCGTTGTAGGAAAAAACGCATTCTTTGATCAGGTTGGATCAGTAACTGCTCAATTAAGAACGAGCAGACACGCAGACACACCTCAAGTAGATACTCCTCACTCAAGAAGAAGATTATCACTTGCGGATTATGAGTTTGCTGATTTAATAGATCAAACAGACAAAGTAAGGCTCTTAATTGACCCAACATCATCTTACGCTCAAGCCGCTGCTATGGCAATGGGAAGAGCAATGGATGATGTAATCATAACGGCTGCTTTAGGAACTGCTTTCACAGGTGAAACAGGTGCTGGATCGGAAACTGTGCAAACTGGTGTTGTAAAAGGCACTACTGGTTTAACTGTTGCTAAATTAATTTCAGCAAAAGATTTACTAGATAAAGCAGATGTTGACCCTTCTATACCAAGACACATTATAGTAGGTCCAGAGCAACTAGGTAATCTACTAGGTGATTCAGAAGTTACAAGTTCAGATTTCAATACAGTCAAAGCACTCGTGCGTGGCGAACTTGATTCTTATCTTGGCTTTAAATTCACAGTATCTAATAGACTGCCAAAAACAGGTAACGACAGAACGTGTATTGCTTACGCACAAGACGGACTTCTTCTAGGAATCGGAAAAGATATTTCCGCAAGAATAGATGAAAGAGCTGATAAATCTTATGCTACGCAAGTATACTACTGTCAAACAATCGGTGCGACTAGAATGGAATCTGCAAAAGTAGTTCCAATCGTTGCCATCGAAGCATAATAGGAGATAAATAATATGGCTGTAACAACACAAAATAGTACTGAGTACGCTGCTACATTAGCTACTCCATTAGTCTTAGCTGGTGCAAGAAGTAATACTGGTAAGCTAAGAACACTTGCATTTTCTTTTAATCAAGATGGTGTAGGTGATGCTGGTTCAATAATCGTGCTGGGAAAACTTCCAGCAGGTAGAGTTAAAATCATAGGTGGTTTATCTAGATTTTACTGTAACATTGTTGCTGGTTCAGCGACAATCGATATTGGCAATCAAGCATATACTGATACAGATGGAAGCACAGTTGCTGAAGATGTAGATGGTATGGTTGATGGATTAGATGTAGACACCGCTGGTTACTTTACAATGGAAGGTAATACTGCTGCGCAAAAATTGCTTGGTGGTAACCATAAGTTTAATAGTAATGACGGAGTAATCATTCAAATCAAAAGCATAGCTGCTTTGGCTAATGACGATGATGTGGCTGGAGTAATTACTTACATAGTAAGTTAATAAAAATAAAATGGGGGAGCAATCCCCCATTTTTTAATATATAACCAATGGAGATAACATGAGCTTATACAGAAATATAAACGCAAGAAAAAAAGCAGGAACTTCAAGATCAAAAAAGAAAAGTACAATCACAAAGAAAGCCTACGCAAATATGAAAGCTGGTTTTCCAAAAAAGAAAAAATCATAATCAATGGCATCAGTAGTAGACATTTGTAATGGAGCATTAAACCAA